TAGCTGATGTCCGACGTCTCGCTAGGCCAGGGCGGCGCAGATCGGAGGCGGGGAACGGTTTATCCGTCCCCGTTCTTCGATATTGCGCAGACCTACATGCCACCGACAGTCAAGGAACTGTTCAGGTGGTGCGCCTACTTCTTCTACAAGGACCCGATGATCGGGTCGGTCGTCACCAAGATGGCCGAGTACCCCGTCACCGACTTCGTCTACAACGCCGAGGAGAAGCACGTCCGCGACGGATGGAAGGAGTTGATGGAGGACACCCTCAACCTCAAGCCCTTCCTCATCGAGATCGGGCTTGATTTCTTTTGTTACGGCAACGCCTTCATCTCCATCAACCTGCCGTTCGTGCGCTGGCTGCAGTGCACGGGCTGCTCGACGATGTTCCGCCTGTCGGATCCATCGGTTGACTACAAGTTCCAGAACTACGGATTCAACATCAAGTGCGCGTCTTGCGGCACCAGCTGCACGGCCAAGATCGTCGACAAGCCACTTCGCGACCGCAGCGGTATCAACTTCGTCCGCTGGGATCCGAAGAACATCGACATCCACTACAACCCGATCACGGGGCGGTCGAAGTACCGCTACAAGATCCCCAACAAGATCCAGAAGGCCGTCCAGCAGGGCGACCGCAGCGTCCTGGTGGATATACCGGACATCTTCCTTCAGGCCCTAAAGCAGAAGCGCGACATCGCACTCTCTGACCAGAACCTCTTCCACTTCAAGCGCCCGACGCTGGCCGAGGCGGACATGGGCTGGGGCAAGCCGCTCATCATTCACTCGATGGGCCGCATGTTCTATCTGTACGTCCTGCGCCGAGCCCAGGAAGCAATCGCCCTCCAGCGCATCATGCCGCTAGAGTTCATCTTCCCGCAGGCCAACGCCCAGCAGGATCCGTATCAGCACGTCAACCTGTCCAGCTGGCAGGGCACGGTGCAGAACGAAATCCGCAAGTGGCGGACTGACCCCAATTACATCTCGGTCGTCGCAGTGCCGCTCGGATTCGAGCGCCTCGGAGGGGACGGCCGAGCCCTTTTGCTAGGTCCCGAGATTGAGGTCACGAACAAGGAGATTACTGGCGGCATGGGCGTGCCGCTGGAGTTCGTGTTCGGTGGCCTGTCGTGGTCGGGGTCCAGCGTGTCGCTGCGCACCCTCGAGAACCACTTCCTCATGCACCGTCGCCTACTGCTCCGCTTCGTCAACTGGTCAAAGAACCGCATCCGCCTTTACCTCGGCCTCCCCGACATTGAGATCGGGTTCACCGAGTTCAAGATGGCGGACGATATCCAGCGCAAGCAGATCGTCATCCAGCTCAACGCCGCCAACAAGATCTCCGATCACACGATGCTCACCGAGCTCGGGTTCGACTACGACGACGAGCTCAAGATGATCGAGAAGGAAGCGGAGCAGCGTAACCGCATCCAGGCCGTCACCATGAAGGCCCAGACCGAGGCCCAGGGCGAGGCGTCCATCGTCCAGGCCAAGTACCAGGCCCGTGCCCAGGAGGCCATGAACGAGGCGTCAGGCGGGCAGTCCGGCGGTCAGCCCGCGCAGGGCGAGCAGGCGCAGGGACAAGCGCAGGGCGAGCAGCCTCAGTACGCCGAGCAGGGGCAACAGCAAGCCCCGAACGCCGACCAGATGGGCGCCGATCAGCAGATGAGCGAGCAGGCAGCCCAGCAGGGCGCAGCCCAGCTTCCAGCCAACGTCGAGGGCGAGGCCGGGACCCAGTCTGGTGGGCAGGTTGTCCAGATGGACGCCTCCAGGGTCGCCAAGCAGTGGGCGAATCGCATCTCAAGGATTCCGCCAGATCAGCGCGCATCCGTCCTGGCAGACCTGCGGCAGAAGATGCCGAATATGGCGCGCCTGGTTGAACAGATCCTGACCCAGATGCAGACCGGCGAGACCGCCGGTGAATCCGAGGAGCGCAACAAGCCATTGCCGCAGAGTGCCCCTCCGCGGCGTGAGGCGGGGACCATCTAATGGCTGCCAAGGCAAGTGAAGTTAAGGTCTCAATCGGCGGCAAGAACCTCGGCGAGTTCGTCGTCGGTCGCTACAACATGTTCGACGACGAGGACATGGACAAGTACGCGACGCTCCGGACCAACGCGAATGACGCATCCCGGGGTATCTATATTGAGCAAATCCGGGAATATACTCGCAAGAAGACGACTCGCGACGGCGATGGCGAAGAAGCCATGGTGACGACGACCGAGGAAGTGTTCTTGGTGGTCCATTACTGGATCAAGAAACCGTTACTCGAAAAGGGAGACAGCGATGCGGATGTCAAAGAAGCACGGCGCGACTGGGTCAAAGAACGTTCTGTGGGCTAGCCTGGTCGCGATCGCGATCGTCTGCCTCCCATCCCTGGCAGCTGCGGACACCGCCCTCGGTAACGCCTCGTCGGAGGTCCTGAACATCCTCATCCCGGTGTTCGTCGCCCTCGTTGGCGCGCTGGCCACCTGGCTGCTCAACAAGATCCAGAAGAAGGTCGGCATCGACGTCGGCCAGAAGACCGCTGACGCCTGGTCGGAGCTCGCGCGCAAGGCCGCCATGCGCGGCGGCGAGTACGCTCGCAAGAAGATGAAGGACGTCACCGACGGCAAGAAGCTGCCTGGACCGGAAGTCATGGAGGTCGCCGCGAACTGGGCGATCGAGATGGCCAAGCAGCAGAAGCTCCCTGACATGGCTCGCGAAAAGCTCGAGGGGCTCATCGAGGCCAACCTGTTCGAGATCCGCATGGACGAGGCCGCCACGGCAGCTGCCGTCTCGGTGACTTCCGCCATCCCCGAGACCGGTCCGAAGGCTAAGAAGTAGCGAGATGGCCGACCAGGCGCCGTCCTCCTTCGACCCCGCATCCATCCTGGGCAAGCTCAAGGATGTGGTCACGGAGAAGAAGGAAGCCGAGACCGGCGGTGGCAAGTCATGGGTCAGCGCGCTGATCCTTATTGCCACAGCCTTGATCGGCATGGCGGTCTGGGCCTGGATCAGCTGGCGACGCAACCAGGAGCTTGCCAAGCTCCGCCACGAGAAGTTCGTGACGGAGCTGAAGGCGTCCCAGGATGTGATCGACCAGAAGGTCGCCGAGGGTACGGCCAAGATTGAAGAATCCAAGAAGGCTGTCAAGGCGGCGGTGGAGAAGATTCGCGTCATCGACGCAGACATTCGGGCCGAGGAGGCAAGGTATGCGGCTGACTTGCGCGCTATCGATAGCATTCGTTCTTGGCGTGACGTCGATCCCAGCGTTCGCTGACGATCTGTACCAGCCGCAGGTCGTTCCCGCGTGCAAGGTATACAAGACCACCGGCGGCGATGTTTGCGGCTACCTCAACATCGAAGACTGGAAGTCGGTCCTCAGGGCTGACGCCGAGCTCGTTCATGCCCGGGTCAGGCTAACGAAAGAAGTCGAGCGAGTCACCCTCCTGACCCTTCAGCTCGCTGAGCTAGAGGGGCAGGTAGCAATCCACGCGAGCAGTCAATCGATAGTGGTGCAGAGAAACTCCGATCTGACCAAGCAGCTGGTTGACCTGGGCCTCAAGTATCAACAGGAACGCGCCAAGCCGAGCTTCGGTTCTCCACTGGCCTGGACCTTGGCCGGCGTCTCGACGTCACTGCTTGCCGGGTTTCTGATCTCAAGCCTCATCAACTAGCCCTCATACTCCTCCAGGAACGAGGTCTGTCCAGACTTGGCTCGCTGGAACTGCGGGCCGGGTCCCAGGCCGGCGCCGGTGGCGCAGTTCTGCTGCGCTGCTGGCATCGCCTGGACCACATTGGCCGCGCCGGTTACCAGCGCGGCAACCGGCAGCATTGGCAGGCCGTGGCTCTGCCACTTCTTCACGAAGTGGGAATAGATGAGACTCCCCGCGGCGATCATGAACGCCCACGCGCAAGCCGCCAGAAATGTTCTAAGGCCGGTCGCGAACGCGCTTACTCCAGGAGAGGTCCCGGCATAGGCGCCCTTGTTGTTAAGGATGAAGCCATGGGCAGGAACCATCGTGGCCGCAGCGAGGCCGGCGGCGATTCTCCGGACCGGGCTGGAATCACTAGAGAGCGCTGACGTTTTTCTTTCAGAGAAAAAATACATGTCTTTCTTTCTATTTCCGCCGCGGTGCCAGCGCCGTCCTGGCCGCGTTAAGGACAACGATCGTCATCGCCCACTGGGTCGCGAGCTTTGCCGCAGTCCAGCAGCTCGCCTCGACCAGGAGGAACAACACTGATTTTGACCTGGCAGGCGGAGGCGCCTCGCGGACAGACGGGACGGTGGAGGGTGGTGGTTGCGTGTAGAAGTACATGGTCGATTGCCTCCTGATTTGGCAGTATTTCCGAGATGCTGGGGCAATCCGGCAGTCGTTCCGGGTAAGCTGGGTCCTTAAAACCCTTATGCCAGCGGCGGTCAGGTGACCCATGAACCCCTTTGACCACGAGAGCCAGTTCGAGAAGATCAAGAAGGACGTTGTCGCGTCCTTTTCGAAGGCCCTGGATATCCAGGCAACCGGTACGGGGCGAAAGATTGTCGTCAAAAACGTTTGGGTCGACGACAACAAGGACTCGTCCGACTGGGAGTCTCAGCGCGAGGCGGTTCGCAAGGACAGGACTTGGGGTGTTCCCGTCTACGCCGCAATGGATCTGGTCGATCGTAAGACTGGTGCCGTGCTTTCGTCGGCAAATAAACTGAAGGTCGCAACTCTTCCCAAGACCACAGACCTCGGCAGCTTCATCGTCGACGGAAAGCACTACCAGGTTCAGAACCAGCTTCGCCGCAAGCCCGGCGTCTACGTCACCGAGAAGAAGAACGGCGAGAAGAAGACCGAGATCAACATCGCGGGGCGACCCTTCGACATCAAGTACGACAACGAGAGCGGCGTCTTCAAGCTGATGCGTGGCGGCCTGGACTCGACTGGCGTTCCGCTCTACCCGCTCCTGTCCCGCATCGGCATCTCCGACTCGGCCATGGCCAAGGCGTGGGGCGCCGATGTCCTCGAGGCCAACAAGGCGATCAAGGAGAAGGACGCCACCAAGGCGGTCCTGAAGGCAGGCGAGTACTTCACTCGCAGTAAGCACGACTCGCCCGATGCGGCAGCTGTTGCCATCAGTAGCTTCTTTGACACCGACGCCGAGCTCAGGCCGGAGGTCACCAAGGCAACTCTTGGCAAGGAGTTCAGTCGAGTTGGCCCCGAGACGCTGCTTTACGGTTCAGCCGAGCTGCTAAAGCTCAACCGGGGACAGCGCGGCATCGACGACCGAGAGGCGCTGGAGTTCAAGAAGGCGCTTGGCACCTCCGACCTCATTGGCGAGCGGATGATTCAGAGCACCGGCGAGCTCGCGCCCAAGCTGTCCGAGCTGCGCAAGAAGATTTTTTACCGCCTGAACAATCGCAAGGCGCCACCGACGGACATCTCCAAGCTGGTCAGCTCCAACGAGCTCAGCTCCATCTTCACCAGTTTCTTCACGCAGTCCGCCCTGGCCAACACGACCGACCAGACCAACCCGGTCAACATCTTGAACGGCATGTCCAAGATCACCATCCTGGGCGAGGGTGGCGTGCAGTCCGAGCGGGCCATCCGCGACGAGGAGCACTCGCTCCATCCGTCACACATGGGGTTCATCGATCCAATTCACACGCCCGACTCGAGCAAGATCGGCGTCGTGATGAACCTGCCACTCGGTGGCGGCAGGAAGGGCGACGACCTTCAGACTCAGATCATCTCGATCAAGGACGGCGCAAGGCGCTGGGCGACACCGGCCGACGTGCGCGACATGGTCCTCGCTTTCCCGGACCAGTACCAGGACGGCAAGCTCATCGGCAACAAGGTCAAAGCGATGGTTCACGGCGAGATGCAGATGGTCAGGGCCGACCAGGTCGACGCCGTCCTTGCCTCGTCGAAGCAGGCATTCTCCATCGCATCCAACACCATCCCATTCCTTCAGTCGGCGCAGGGTGTGCGGGCCCAGATGGCGACGAAGATGATCGAACAGGCGCTCCCGCTCACCTACCGGGAGGTACCTCTGGTGCAGGTCAAGGTTGGCAAAGGGACTATCGAAAACACGATCGGCGAAGGGTTCTCGGTCCGGTCACTGAGCGATGGCGTTGTCGAAAAGGTCACGCCCAATCGCATTACCATCAGGACATCCGACGGCGTCGTCGAGCAGCCGATTTACAATAATCTCCCGCTCAACGGGAAGTCGTTCCTGCACGCTACCGCGACCGTGAAAGCCGGCGATGAGATCAAGAAGGGTGGGGTCATCGCAGACTCCAACTTCACCAGCGGTGGAACGATGGCCCTGGGTACTAATCTGCGGGCGGCGTATATCCCGTACAAAGGCTACAACTTCGAAGACGGCATCGTCATCACCGAGGCTGCGGCCAAGAAGCTGTCCAGCGAGCACATGCATGAGCATGCGATCTCGGCCGACAAAGGCGACACGTTCTCCAAGGACGCCTTCATGGCCTGGCGCCCCGGGGCGCTCACCCCGGAGCAGCAGGAGATGCTGGACACCGACGGTGTTGTCCGAAAGGGGCAGATCATCAAAAAGGGCGATCCGCTCTGGGTCGGGACCCGGGAGAACCGGTATGACCCCGACTACCTGGCGATGAAGAAGATCGCACCGAACACGAACCCGCGCCGCGGTCACATGGAAGAGTGGACGGGCGACACCGACGGTGTGGTGGTCGACGTCATCAAGACCGGCAAGAAGGTCAAGGTCTACATCAAGACCGAGGAGCCGGCGCAGATCGGCGACAAGCTGACGAACAGGCACGGCGCCAAGGGCATCATCACGAAGATCATCGCCGACGGCGAAGCCCCGTATACACAGAACGCCGACGGCACTTCAGAGAAGGTCGACATCCTCCTCAACCCCCACGGCATCGTCACGCGCATCAACCCATCTCAGATCTTGGAGACGGCTGCTGCGAAGATTGCCACCAAGTCCGGCAAGCCGTACATCGTCGATAACTTCACTGGTGCCGACTACGCGCGGGACATGGCTGCGGAGCTGGCAAAGAACAAGATCTCCGACACGGAGACCCTGTACGACGCCCACAGCAAGGAGGCCCTCGGTGACGTGCTCGTCGGACCACAGTACGTGCTCAAGCTGTCCAAGCAGGCGACGTCGCAGTTCTCCGCCCGCAACGACGGCAAGTACGACATCAACCGAGCCCCGCTGCGAGGTGGCGAGGACGGCGCCAAGGCGCTAGACCTTCTGTCCTTCTACTCGATGCTGTCGCACGGCAGCCGCGCCAACCTGCGCGAGATGGCGACTTATAAGGGTTCCCAGAACGAGCACTTCTGGAACTGGCTCTCCGCTGGACACAAGAGCGGCCAGGTGGCACCGCCGCCGCAGCCAACCTTTGCGTACAGGAAGTTCGAGGCGTACCTCAACGGCGCCGGCGTAAACACCAAGCGCAATGGCTCAAAGATGGTCATCCAGCCAATGACCGACAGGGAGGTTTCGAGCATGAGCTCGGGAGCCATTACTGAGCCCATCTTCGTGCGCGGCAAGGATCTGCGCGAAGAAGTTGGCGGCCTGATGGACCCAAGCATCTTCGGAGGGAAGTTCGGTGATCGGTGGGGCCATATCGAGCTCTCCGAGTCGATCCCGAACCCGGTATTCGAGAACCCCATCAAGAAGCTGACGGGGATGAATGACACGCAGTACACCGGCCTGGTCAAGGGCGATCTGTTCGTCGACCCTGCGACCGGAGAGTGGGCGGACCACGGACTCACCGGCGGCCCGGCCATCCAGAAGATGCTGAGCGGCATCGACATCGATACCGACATCAAGTCGTGGACCGACAAGGCCAAGCAGTCCAAGACGGCGGCGAAGTTGGACGAGGCGAATAAGCGCCTGAAGTACCTGCACGCCCTCAAGAAGATTGGCGTGCGACCCGAGGACGCGTACGTCCAGAGCAAGATCCCGATCATCCCACCGCAGTTCAGGCAGATCGTCGAGACCGACGACGGGCAGATCTCGAACCCCGGCCTCAACACGCTCTACCGAGACGTCAGCCTCATCAACAACGAGCTGGCTTGGCAGAAGGGCATCGACTACATGCCCGAGGGGTCGAAAGCCGAGCTCCGCCAGAACCTCTACGACGGCGTGGCGGCGATCTATGGCCTCGGGGATCCGATCGCCAAGTATCCAAAGATGCGCGTCCCCCAGGGCATCATCAAGCAGATTAAGGGCGAGAAAGCAGCGAAGGAAGGCTTCTTCATCAAGAGCGTCCTCAAGCGAAACCAGGACCTGGTCGGCCGCGGCACCATCATTCCGGAGCCGAAGCTGGGGCTCGACGAGGTTGGTCTACCGGAGGAGATGTCGTGGAGCATCTTCCAGCCCTTCATCACCCGCAGACTTGTCAACTCGGCCGGCAAGTCTCCGAGCGATGCCTCGAGGGAGGTGCGCGACCGCACGCCGGCGGCGAGGGCGGCCCTGGATGCGGAGATGCTCGAGCGCCCCGTCATCCTCAATCGCGCCCCGTCGCTGCACAAGTTCTCCATCATGTCGTTCAAGCCGCAGATCACCAGCGGCAAGGCCATCAAGATTCCACCACTGGTGGTCAAGGGGTTCAACGCCGACTTCGACGGCGACGCCATGACGGTCCACGTCCCGGTGCTGCCAGATGCCGTGGAAGAGGCGAAGCGGATGCTGCCATCCAACAACCTCTACAACCCCGGCACCGGTCAGATCATGATGCAGCCACAGAACGAGGCCGCCCTCGGACTCTTTCTGATGTCGCAGGACTCGGTAAAGAAGAACGACATCCTGGCCGCGTTACCGGCGCAGCTACAGGAGAAGTTCAAGGATGTTGAGCTGAACAAGAAGGGGCTTAGCGCCCTGACTCGCGACCTCGCCGAGGCCATGCCGCGGGATTACGGCAAGGTCCTGGATAAGCTGAAAGCCCTCGGTGACGAGCACACCTATCGGACCGGCTTCACCGTCAGCATGAAGGATTTGACGCCGAACATCCCGGGCAGGCAGGACATCTTCGACCGAACGGCGAAGTCGCTGTCGAAACTGGACTTGTCCAGCGTGGACGGTCGAGAGCAAGGCCGCCAGATCACCGGAGCCGCTAACAAAGAGCTGGACTTGGCGGTTGTCGCTGGGCTCAATGCTCAGTCGAATAACCTGAACCTCATGGTTCAGTCCGGCGCCCGCGGCAACCTGAACCAGCTCAAGCAGACGGTGTCGACGCCGTTCATGGTCGACGACCACCGCGGCAACGCTTCGCCATTCCCGGTCATGAACTCCTTCTCCGAGGGTCTCCGATTCTCGGATTACTGGAGCACGCTGTATGGCGCTCGCGCAGCCGCTGTCGACAAGCAGCTTCAGACCAGCAAGCCGGGCGAGTTCAATAAGGACATCATGGCCACGTCGGTCGCGACCGTCATCGCCAAGGATGACTGCGGGACCAGGGAGGGCCTCGACATCGCCACCGGCTCATCCGACGCCGAGGACAGATTCTTGGCCAAGGACATCTCGGTCAGGGGGGATGTCATTGCTCCGGCCGGAAGCCAGGTGACGGCCGGCCTCCTGAGCACCCTTCGCGACAGAAGAATCAAGACTATCGACGTTCGGTCTCCGATTACGTGTCGTCTCCCGAAGGGGGTCTGCGGGAAGTGCTACGGGCTCAATGAGCACGGCATGTCCCCGTCCATTGGCGACAACGTTGGGGCCACGTCGGGGCAGTCGATGTCCGAGCCGCTCACGCAGATGACCATGCGTACCTTCCACTCGGGCGGAATCTCCGGCACCCGCGGCGTGGTCACCGGCTACGACAAGATCGACAAGCTCCTTAAGATGCCCGAGATCAAGAAGGGGCGCGCCACTTTGTCACAGTCCGACGGTGTCGTTGACAGCGTCTCCGTGTCCGTCGGTGCTACGGGCAGGGACGTGAAGATCGGCGGCAAGAACCACTACATCTCGAATGACCTGTGGGACCCGGGCCGGGTTCGCGTCGGCGGACAGGTGGTCAAGGGCGACATCCTCTCGTCCGGCCTGGCTCAGCCAGATGAACTCGCCAGACTAAAGGGGATGCGGTCGGCCCAGGAGTACCTGGCAAATGAGATCCAGTCCGCCTACAGCAGCCAGGGCGTCGACCTCAAGCGTCGCTCGATCGAGACGGTCATCCGCTCTGTTGGCAACACCACCAGAGTCCTTGACCCCGGCGGTAGCGAGTTCCTCCACGGCGACGTCGCGCCATGGACCGTCGTCGAGGACTACAACGCCAGGAAGCTGGGCAAGAAAAGCCTCGAGGAGGCTCACGGCATGACACTCCAGGAGGATGTGCCAGGAGTCGCACGCGGCACGGTGATTAACGACCGCGTCAAGAAGCTACTCGAGCGCTCCGGGCTAACGGAGATCGAAACGGGGGTGCTGCCCATCCTGCACCGCCCATTCCTCAAGGGCATTCAGGAGATCCCGATGATGCGCGATGACTGGATGAGCCAGATGGGCTACCGCCGTCTCAAGGGGGCCATTGTCGAGGGGGCGGCTCGAGCTGCGGAGTCTGACCTTCACGGCTACTCGCCAATCCCTGGCTTTGCCTACGGGGCGGAGTTCGGCGAAGATCCAACGGGCAAGTCCAAGACTGAGGGCGTTTACTGATGAGCGAAGAAGAAGACCAGGCGCCAGCGCCGGATTTTGAAGTATCGACGCTCCCATCGGTCGCGACGATGATGGCCGCCCTGGCAGCCGGGCGAGCGGCGCAGCGCTCCGCAGGCGCTGCCATGGTCAGGCGATTCGACAAAATGCCAGCCATCAACGAGCTGCCGGGCACCCCCCTGGAGAATCTGGCAGCCTTCACCCGCAGGGAGGTTGACGACCTCACTGAGTTCGCAGCCAAGAAGGGCGTCCGCACCCCGATCGTGGCAGGCGGCGCGCGTGGCAATGCGGCGTTCTTCCCCGGCATGCCGAGGGTCGCCGACGTCATGGGACCCGAGGAGGCTCGACGTGCGGCCGACAAGCTCGGTCTTCCGCTCGGGATAGGCAAAGAGCAGATCGTCACCAGGGTCGGCTCGGTCCCCGTGGTGATGCATGAGATCGGTCACGCGGCGCCAATCCTGGGAAGCACCCGGCTACGGAATGCCTGGCAGGGTCTCGGCGCCGGCGTTCGCCTCGTCGGCGGACCGGCACGCGCGGCACTCATGGCCAACGCCATAACCTCCGAGCAGGAGGGTGAGAGCGACGTCCGCGGCTTCGCCCGTGACAACGCGGCCGCCCTGGTAGGGGCGACGTCCGCCCCCCAGCTCCTGGAGGAAGCGCGCGCCACAGGCAACGCGCTGGCAGGTGCCCGGCGCTATGGCCCCGGCGTTGGCCGGACGGCAAGGGAGCTACTCCCCGCCTACGGCACCTATGCGCTGGCCGCCGCCGTGCCGGTCATTGCCACCCTGGCAGCGCAGAAGGTCATGGAGTACATGCGCAGTCGCGCACTGGCCGGCGAGAAGGTCGCGGCAGCGCCGACGAAGGAAGTCCAATCTCCTGGCATCCTGAGGGCATCAGCGAGCGCAGCCTGGCGCACTGGCGCATCAGCGCCGAAGCCGAAGACCACGCGACCCAGCTCGAGCCCTGTGTCGCGGGCAAAGGACCATCCCCAGGCAAAGCCGCCGAGCAAGGCGGCGTACTTCGCCGATGTGATCAAGAGCCTGAACAATCCGCAACGCGGGTTCCGCGGCGCAAAGCCCGGCTAAAAAAGACGGGCGCGCGCCCGTCTTTACCTGTTAGCTCAGGAAGGAGCCGACATATTGGTCGCGTTCGCGAACCGTCATCCGGGAGATGCTCCTGAGTTGAACGGCTACATCCTGATGCGGGCACTGATCGGCAATCCTCGAAGACCACGACAAGAGCTTGTCGGCGTCGACGGCGATCGAGGCGATGTTCCTGCTCAGCATGTCGGTGTCCGCGACACTCAGCTTTAGGCGGTTCACCAGCTGGCAGAGGACGTCGTCATCCGCATCCCCGTCGACCAGGGTTCGCATGGCCGACATGGCAAACGGCAGCATCCTCCATGGGTAGTACCTCGTCATCATGTCGAGGGGAGGGTGGACCTGCGCCCTGACTCCTCCGGGCATGATGGTGAACTCTCCAATGTCGAGTACTAGCGGGCTTGGGGTCACGTCAATGTCACTTAGGCGGTGGGTAAAGTAGTACATGACGCCCTTCCTCAGAACGGGATGTCGTCGGTGCTCGAGCCACCCGCCGGCGGTCCGTCGTCATCGGAGCGCGCCGCAGTCGGCTTGCCGTCCTTGTCCTTGCCGCTCGACGCGCCGTCGACGAAGCGGAAAAACTCGCCCTTGACCTCGCGGCGGTACTGCTTCACGCCATCCTTGTCAGGGTAGCTGCGAGTCTTGGTCTTGCCCTCGATGTAGATCGACCCGCCCTTGCCGAAGTACTTGAAGATGGTCTCGGCCTGCTTCCCCCAGAAGCTCACCTCGAACCACTCAGTCTCCTTATGGGTGTTGCCGCTCTTGTCCGTCCAGGACTCATCGGTTGCCACGCTGAACGACGTCACCGACGAGTCGCCGATGACCTTGTTCTCCGGATCTTTGCCCAGTCTTCCGAGAATGATCTGCTTGTTCACTGACACTGCTAGCTCCTTGAAAACGGTGGATGAGGCGGGATGCTCCTGGCCTTCAAAACCCTTATGCCAGCGAAACTGGGTAGGATGGCCCTGTGAACAACAACTTCTGGAAGGGTGGCGGACAGCCCTCTGGCCGCATCCTCTTCGGGGTCGTTGGGGAGCAGAACCCCAATCGTCCCGGAATCTATAGGTTTTCTTCGACCTGCGGGATCGTCGTGAACGACGCCCACGTCCTGAGCCCTGACGCCGACAACAGCGGTGGCGGAGAGCATACCCAGCCCAGGGCCGGGTCCACCTGCGTGGCGGTAATGACCAGCAACGGAGCTCAGTGCTTCATTATTGGCTTCTCGCGATCGCCCACCGTGGACGACGAGTCAGATGAGGCTCCGAGCGTTGGAACTCCGGCCGACAGCGACACGGCCGGTGACAAGGTCTACAAGACCGCCGGTGGTGCCACTCTGCTTCTCAAGCGGGGTGGGGCGGTGGTCATGGAAGGTGGTCCGGGTTCGAGCATTCTACTGAACCCGCTCAACAACCAGATGTCGCTCAGGTCATCGAACCTCCGCCAGAACGCCGACGGATACCTGGCCAAGCGAGGGCGGCAAAAGATCGGCTCCACCGATCCGGAGACCGTCCACGAGGAAGCATTCCTCCACCAAGTTGGGCCCGCGTACGACAGGATCAGAATCCGCCACGGCAACCTGGACGCCAACGCCAGACGAACGCTCGAGCTCGCCTCGGTAAAGATCGTGTCCAGCAAAGAGGTCGCCGAGATCAAGACCCGCGAGACCTACTTCAGCGACGGGTCCTGGGTCGGCGAAGGTCCCAAATACCAGTGGGGCGGGGCGGGCGCGGACGAGCCAGCCGTGCTCGGCCTCCAGCTGGTCGAAGCGTTCTCGACGCTCATCGACATCATCAAGGAACTCAAGGTCGGGACCGCGTGGGGACCCTCGACTCCGCCGCTACCCCCGACTCCGATCCAGCTTGAACAGCTCAAGAGCCAGCTATCTGATAAGATTCTCTCGACCTTCGCCTTCTTCTCCAAGACTCCACCGACCCTTTAATGCCAGTCGTAGCCGTCACATCCGTCCTGGCGGCTGGCCTCCTGCCGATGTTCACCACCGGATCTTCACCGTCAACGACCAGGGCGTCGGCCGAGGCGTGGGCGCAGGCGTACATCGCGTACGTGACCGCCGGTGGCGTGGTTGGCGGTCAGGCCAAGGAGACGGCGTTCGCCGCCGCCCTCGAGACGGCGTTCAATCCCAACCTTTCTGGCGGCGGTCCTGCGCTATTCCTGAGCGCAATGAGCTCGTTCTGGATTGGTCTGCAGGTGCCGGCCCAATTGGCCACGGCAACGATCTTCGTCCCATCGTCGCCTAGCGTGGATAATCCACAGCCGGATGACGCCACGCCACAACAGCAAGCAAACGGATTGGCTCAAGTAATCGCTGGGCTTACACTGGGGGCCGTCAAGGTCATGCTGATTGCCCCGCCCAACACGGTACTGCCGCTCCTCTAGGAGAACACGATGGAAAACCTATTCTCAGAAGACCCACAGTTCCGTCGCGTTCAGTACAAGAAGCTGTCGGACAACGCCCGTGAGTGGCAGCAGGAGATCGCAGCCCTGGTCGCCGAGAAGCTGCCGAAGGACCTTGGCCTGAGCATCGCCGTCACCTTCCAGAAGGTTGACGACGAAAAGGGTTACGCCATCGGTTCGGCGATTGCCTCCGACGAGAGCGGTAACTCGATCGGCATCCCGGCGATCGTCAAGTCATGGAATCTGGCGCCCATCGACCTGTTCTTCAAGGAGAACAAGGTCTACCCGCTGACCGATGACAACCTGGCCAAGGTCTTCTACCAGTCGAGCATGGGCACCGGCCTCGCCCCCGCGAACCCGCCTCCGGCGATGGCGGACGACAGCTTCGCAGAGGTCCGCTCGCCGCCCATTGGCGGGAAGTACTCCTACTCCTCGCCGCACTCGATGATTGGGGCGATCAGCGGGACCTTGGGCGCGGGCGATCTCCGGATGTTTAAGCAGGCTGTGGCACAGGAGCCGCGTCTGCTGGCGGCCTATCACCGCCGTGGCACCGACTCACTGCTGCGTAAGATCGCCGCCGAGGCTCCCAAGCAGACCGAGCAGGACGACGCCAACAAGGAGCGGGCCTCGGAGGTCTTCACCGTCAAGAAGGACGGCCCCAACCAGTACCGCCTGTTCTCGGCACCTGACGAGGTCTACGACCCGGTCATGATCTCGACCGATCGCCAGGGGCTCAAGCGCTTCCTGGAGATGCGCAAGTCCGAGCTGTGGGACTACGAGCAAGATCCGCTCAACAGCATCGACCAGTACGGTCACTTCACCGTCATTCCTCCTGAGACGGTCTATGGCAAAGAGGTCGACGGCCCCGCCGGCAACATCAGCCTGGGCAAGCACCTGAATCCCTGGGTGTTCGATCCGCTGCAGGACGACCGAATCGTCAGGACCGTCGACAAGTTCGGTCGCTACGGCGTCAAGGATGCCGACGGCGTTCTGGCCAAGGGCTGGGTCATCCCCAACGTCGTCGACTTCACTGGCGCCAGCAAGCCGATCAAGCTGTTCCTGGGCAAGTCGCTCGCCTCCATGCAGGGCCGCATTGCCGGCATCGCCCTCAACGACGATGCCGATGTCACGCTCAAGGCCGACCGGCCGGACACCGGCAAGATGGGGACCTTGGTTTACCGCGATGGGGACAGGGTGCTCGCCACCGTGCCCTTCCAGGTAACTTCGGTGACCGTCTACAAGAACCTTCGCAGCCTTGGCGTCGTTGACTACCAGGGCCACATCGCGAACCTGATCATCTCGCCCAATATCGACGGCATCGTCGCCGTCAACGACAAGCAGAAGTCAACCCTTGGGCCACTCCTGGGCGCCGGCAAGAACTACATCGTGTCGGCGAAGATGTTCTTCGTCCGCATGCCTCGCCTCTGCCAGGTCTCGGAAGGCCCCGACGACTTCAAGCGGATGGCAGCTGAGTGGCTGGACAAGAATCCCGTAAAGGTGGCGCAGGCGAATGGCCGCTACATCTTCAAGGGTGGTGCGATCTCCAAGTATGCCAACCCGCTGTCGAGCCCCTCGCAGGGCGCCGGCACGATGGAAGTCAAACCGCCGGTAACCGCCCCCGCGGTCAAGCCGGGCATGGCCGGCAGCCTCGACAAGAAGGTAGAGACCCCGAAGCCCATCGCCCCCGCGGTCAAGCCGGGCATGGCCGGCAGCCTCGACAAGAAGGTAGAGACCCCGAAGCCCATCGCCCCTGCCGCTCCAGGTGCAGGCGCGACCGCGATGGGCAAAGTGTCGTTCGACTTCAACTCGCTGGCCCGCCACGAGGCTGAATTTCTGCTCGGCTACTGGGGGCTTGGCAGCGAGAAGGTCGCGGAGGTCCTCGACAGGTCCAGGGACCACATCCGCCTCGAGGTTCACCACCTACGCTTCCCTGCAGCTGGCCGGATGGCCAAGACGGCGTCGCCTAAGATCAAGGCATTCATCGACTCGGTGCGGTCGCCTATCGGAGATCTGCTGAAGTGTGCTGCAAGCATCGACGATGCGCAGGCCGTTGACGCCGTCCTGTCTCTCGGATTCGTGAACGACGAGAACATCGTCAGGTTCGCGTCCGCCAAGCCGATGCTCTGGGAGGTTAGCCAGATGCTCGCCAAGCTGCTCCTGGCCTCCCGCCTGGGCATGGAGGATGTCCCCGAGGAGAACGTCAGGGCCGCCCTGGCTCACATCCAGAAGATCCTGGCCGGCCTCGAGCGCCTCCAGATGCTTAGCAAAACCCAAGAGAAGACGTCTGCCGTGAAGCAGTCGCCGCGGTCCCATGTTGGCGGCCGCCTGCTCCCGGCGGCGAGCTCCTACGGGTTTGTTCGATGAACCTGCGTGCGCTACCCCTACGAGAGATTCCTTAGATTCCTCGTTTCGCGCAAGGTTGACCCCAACCAGACGCTGAAGCGATACGGGCTTCCGCCCGTGAGCTCGCTATGGATCTCCGACTGTCGATCTGGGTTCCGCAGGTCAGCCCCGCACGCTCTTGTGCGGCACCTGGACTCCGACGATACCGAGCTCCTGACGACGGATGGCGTCGCGGAGTGGGCAGAGCGAGAGGGGATTCGCCTGCTCTGGGAGATTCAGCCGGAGCTCGGCGGCCTTGCGATGGCCAGGGAGCTGGACCTCTCGGCGAGGATCTTCGCCAACCAACAGGCCCGCCTGCGACTGGGGTTGTTTCTATTTTCGAAGGCTACCTCGTCCGAGATCGCCGAGCTCGCGGCCATCCACTTCGACATGGAGATCGATCCGCTCGTCATCGAGACGTATCGGAAGATCTTCTGGGATTCGCAGGCCGTTCCAAGTGGCGACTGGGAAACGCTCATCGACGCGATGGACAGGGACGAGCGCCACTACCTGGCGCTGGGATTCGAGAGACCAACCCTTGAGAACGTCCAGTGCATCCTGGGCATGAAGTACTCGCTGGAGCCCGATGCCGTCCTCAGGCGGTTGATGAATACCTCCATTGAGCAGTATGACTTGGCCATGAAGCAGCCGATTCCAGCGTCAGCCGACGCGTTGCGCTGGGGTGAGATGGCAAAGCAGGCGGCGGTCGCGCTGGCCGCCCATGTCCCCAAGAAGGCTCCCGAATCGTCGATTCCGAACGACTTTAACGGCCTGTTCACGGTTCAAATCTCCAAGTCCAACCACATCTCCCTGGCAAACCTGCAGGGTCGGGTAGGGGCGCCCTTGCCGCCCAAGCCCCCCGAGGAGGCGTAATGGAGGGCCCAGATCTCGAGGGCGACGATAGCGACCTGGAGGCGGACCCATTTGACTTCACAGGCAAGGAGATCGATCACGACGCTCCGGCGTTCGCCAACGACGTCAAGCGGGACGGCCAGTATGACTGGGAGCCACGCCTCACCCAGCTGACCCGACCCGGCAAGGCACGCCCAACCTTCCAGGGCCGCAAGAGCGACATTGCCCAGGCCGTGCTCTATCACCTTGGCCGGCCGCTCCGCCTCGACAACCACGCCTTCATGCTCCCCATCTACAACGATGAGGATGAGCGCCTGGTAATGAAGTGCAGTCGACAGGTTTCGAAATCCACGACTGTCTGCAACCTGCAAATTATCGAATCGATCATTCGCCCGCACTGGCGGTCTCTCTACGTCTCGCCGTCCGCCCTCCAGACGCGGCAGTACTCCAACGAGAAGCTGCGGCCGACGCTGATCGAGTCCCCGTTCGTCCAGCGCTACCTGTTCAACAAGGGCGTCACGGACCAGGTCTTCGAGAAGACCCTCGCTAACGGCTCGTACATCTTCCTGCGTTACGCCTTCCTCACGGCCGCTCGAGCTCGAGGCATCCCAGCCAGCCGCGTCTTCTTCGACGAGGCTCAGGATCTCCTCAAGGACAACATCAAGGTCATCAGCCAGTCGCTGTCGGCGTCGCGGCTCTCGATGGGTGTCCCGGGCAAAGAGATGATTACCGGCACCCCGTTGACCTTCTCGAACACGCTCGAGGAGTACTGGCAGTGGTCCACCCAGAACGAATGGATGGTCCCCTGCGACTGCACCGGCGGCGAATCGGGCCGTTACTGGAATTACCTGGACGCTCGCAGCATCGGCAGGAAGGGGCTGATCTGCTCGAAGTGCGGCAAGGCCATCAATCCGGCGCAGGGTCAGTGGGTCAGCTTCGCTCCAAATGAGTTCTACGTCGGCTACCACATCTCACAGCTGATGGTCCCGTGGAAGCAGAGCGAGGACGCCTGGCGGACCGAGATCGTTATGCCGCACGAGAAATGGCCGGAGTCGAAGTTCAACAATGAGATCTTGGGGATCTCCTACGACAATGCATCCGCGCCGGTTACGCGCATGGACATCCAGCAGAACTGCTGGCCGGTCAAGAAGCACGAAGGCATCGACAGCTCGAACTTCACTTACTCGCGGGGGCCGGCCCATAGCGGCCTGCGCATCTTTGCCGGCATCGACTGGGGCGAAGGTCGCGAAGAGGGTGAGGTCAACTCGGGCAGGAAGAAGTTCGCTTCTTGGACCGTCCTGACCCTCGGAGCCTACGTCAACGCCGAGACCTTCTGGCCCTTCATGATGAAGCGGTACGTCGGCAAGGAGGTCGATCCGGAGCTAATCCTCCCCGACGTCGAACACATCTGCGCCCACTGGAACGTCGAAATCATCGGCGCCGACTGGGGTCACGGATGGGGCATGAACAGCCGCCTGTTCAAGAGCCGTGGGAGGGAAGGCGTCATGCAGTTTGCCTACTCCGCCAACCTTGGCGAGCGCAAGCGCTGGGACTCCAACGCCTACAAGTTCATCGTCAATCGGAACGCTGCCATGTCCACCTTTTTTGGTGACATCAAGCAGGGGAATTTCATGTTCCCCGCCTGGGACGCCTTCGAGCCATTCGCCAAGGACATCCTGGCCGAGTACGTAGAGTACAACGATCGCACCCGGACTATGATGTACGACCATCCTATCGACCAACCGGATGACGCCCTCCACAGCATGGTTTATGCGAAACTCGCCGCCGACATCACCCTCGGAAAGTTCTAGGCGACCATGGCCCGCGGCCCCTACCTCCAGTACCGCTACGAGATCTTGTCCGACGCGATCTACGTGGGCGAGGCGGCTCGTGGCGAGCTGTCCAGCGAGGCCGTCTGGACGATCAAGAAGATCGAACTCAGTCCCGATGGGGACCCGACGCGGGTTCGATGGACCGACACCACGGGGGTATGGGACAATCGCGCCACCGAGACGTACACCTAGTACCCTGAGGCAAATCCATGGCGCTGATTACCGACCCCGACAACCTTTCCCAGGGCTTCTCCACAACGGTCGCGCTCGCGACCTGGACTGGCGCCGCGGGCGCGGCTGTGGCTATCACGGCGGCCGCGACGCTGCCGGCGATGGGTACAGCCGACTACTTCGAGGTCCGAGATCACTCAGTGCCCGGAAACAACGGTCTGTATCTCACGACCGGCACTCCGACGACGTCGTCTATTTCTTGCACCAAGCAGACGGGTGTTAACCCGGTCAACTCGGCAGCCGAGGCCGTCCGGGTACTTGGTCGCAACAACACTCTCGCTGATGAGAAGGTGATCCACTTCGACGTGGACGCCCGGGAGATCTGGATTCTAGGCGGCATGGGTAACGTCTCGAATGACGGCGTCATGCTGCAGACCATCTATTCCTTCGCCAAGGAAGAGTGGAAGGACGACGTTGACCTGATCCAGCACCCGTTCCCGTTCACGGCGATTACGCCAGAGCAGTTCGAGCTCACCGACTCGTGGAACTTCAACAACGACACCACACGCAAGCTGGTGCGGACCGGCGGCTGGCGCGAGATCAGCTCGGCGGACATCCTCCAGCAGGAGTGGGTTGGCGTCGTAACGCTCGGCAGCTTC